GCGAAGGCTCGTTGATCATCGGAGTTGCGGACAGCTTCAAGAAGGGCGGCATCGAGCGTCGGTACCGTTCCACCATTGAGCAGATCGCTTCCTCGGTGTGCCGGCGACCTTTGGCCCTCGAGGTCCGAGTGGTCGGCGCGGAGAGCGAGGACGCTCCGCCGGCACTCATCCGAGACGAGCTTGCCGGGCCGACGCCTGGCCAGGGTGCACTTCCCCTGAATCCCGACTACACGTTCACGGCCTTCGTCCGCGGAGCGAACAACCGTCTTGCGGTCGCCGCCTCGGAAGCGACCGCGGAGGCCGTGGCGCGTGGCTTGAAGAAGCCGTACAACCCGCTCTTCATCTACGGAAGTGTCGGCCTTGGGAAGACACACCTCCTTCAGGCCATCGGCAACTTCGTCTCGGCGGTCGATCGTGACTGCGCCGTGGTCTACACGACATCGGAGCGATTCGCGATCGAGCTGATCAACGCCATTCGCAGCAACACCACCGCCGCGTTTCGCGAGAAATACCGCCAGGTCGACCTGTTGCTCATCGACGACGTGCACTTCCTGAAAGGGAAAGAAGCGACGCAGGAGGAGTTGTTCCATACGTTCAACGACCTCCACGGCAGCAAGAAGCAGATCGTCCTGTCGAGCGATCGTCCCCCCGAGGACCTGTCCGGCCTGCAGGAGCGGCTCGTCTCACGTTTCAAGTGGGGACTCGAAGCAGACATCCAGCCACCCGACTTCGAAACGCGACACGGTATAGCTCGCGCAAAATTTTAACCGTTTCGAATGACTCAATGCCACTTGGGTCATCTTCGTATCTAAATTTAAACACACCTGAGGTACCGTTTGACTGGTTCACACGCTTGATATATGAACGAAGCCCTTCCTCAGAAAATTCGAGGTTGTACTTATCCAACCCAGCCACATATTCCACTAGCTGACGGAAGAGAGGACTATATTTACAATTTTCAAGGATACAGATTGTTCTAATTGAGAAATAATCTTTACCTTGCATCTCATCCTTAAGGTCTATGAAGCGTTCTAGATATATAATCCTATTCAGAGCTCGATATGTAGGATATATACCACCAATGATTCCATCCCTCATATAGTCTATATGATATAGACACTGTAGATAAACCAGAAAATCTTTTGAAATGTAACTCTTGTCTTCGTTCACTTGGAGACCATATGATTGAAAATGGCTCATTAGGTCTCGTGGCTTTCTAACGCAGTAAATTCCGTCGTCACCTTGTATGTCGAATAATAAAGGTGATAAGCCAAATGACAATGCAATCAAGAATTGAGCGATAGAGTCAACCTCATTAGTAAAGGTGCTACCAGAGGGCACACCGTGAGAACCAAGCATAACACCAATTGGAGTCAGCAAACCGATAGTGTTGAATCGTTGGAAGATTCGATCAATATCAGCAGCATATTGCAATTGATATAAAGACTTGATATACTCAAAGCACGCGCGTTGGAGCGTGGTTTTCACACTTGCGTCGTACGCCGAGAAGTCTATAGAAAGTAGCTGGTAATCTTTATTTTCTTGACAGTACTTTATTAATTCTGTAGCCTTCTTGTTTACTGCGTCTGGTGATTTTAGCGAGTTTCTCCACTCTAGCGTCTTTTGATGAGCTAGTAAAGGTATATAAAACATCATTTCGAATATAACGTCTGCAAACGGATATCCCCATACTGTTCTAGTCTTTAATAACTCCTGAGTTCGAGTAAACATGACACAGGGATCTTTTCTGCCTAATAATTCCATGAAGCGACTCATGTATAGTTCTTTTAACTGCCCTTTTCGACGATAATAGGGTAGGCCAGAATTCGTATCATTCTTAATCTCTCTCATCGCGTTGAGCATCGATATAGGCCTAAGGTTACGGCGCGCGTCCTTAGGTACGGGTGGAGCTGTAAATTTCTTATCTTCAGCTTTAAAATAAGATAAAACGCCGTCAATCCGATCTACCCATGGTAAAGCTATACTTCTGGGTCCGAATTTAGATCTGTTGGATTGCTCCAATTTATCCAATACATCATTAACACGAGATCTGTTTGCTGTATACAACCTGTCCCAATCCGCAAGAATTTGTTCAGGTGAGCGTTTACCCACTATAGGGCTAGTATATACGTCCTTTTGTCCATCCAGAATTCTCTTCAAATTCGAGGATACGGATGACTCAACCTCTTTAGATAAATCAAGCTTCTTCAGAAAATTAAACATCATATGCTGAAATTTTTCTCGGGATCGTAGCGCGCGAACCAGTTCCGAACCAGGAGACTTACCTTTGCGTTCCGCCCGATCTTCCTTCGCTCCCCGCAAACCAAGTCGTTTTATTTACATTGGTCCACGGATCACCGTTC